GGATAATAGTTATGTGGCATCAGGTTTGACGGCTTATAACTATCAAGGTGGTGGTAGTCGCGATACACAGTGGGGTTGGAATCCTGTAGGACAGGGGTACGATTATCAAGAAACGCCTAACTATTTAGTAGGTCAGGGGCAAGTTGGAACAGTAACAATAAATTAATAAAGAGGTGAAATATGGGATATAGAAGCGCAGCCGACGGAATTACAAGCAAGGGTAAAACCAAGGGCAGAAATTTGGGTGATTCAGGTTCTGACGTCAGTACTATGGTTGGTAAAAAGCCAGCTAAAGGTATTGCTGGCGGAAAGACTAATGAAGATATGTTGTCTATGGGCCGTAATTTGGCCAAAGAAAAAGCGAACGGATGCTAATCATGGCAAATCAAGTTAAACCTACAAGCAAAAACAGTCCAGCTATTAAAGTTGGAAACAATAAAAATATTCTGCCAGCTGAAAAGTACGCTATGCCGCATGACATGAGCGGAAACCCAGTTAGCGGCGGATTGCCAGCTATGTCTGAAGAGACTGGCGCAGAGTTTATGAATAATGCTAATATCGGTGCTGGTACAACCACTAAGGGTAATTACGCTAAGACTAAAACTGATGGCGTTAAACAGCGTGGTTTTGGCGCCGCTACTAAAGGTTTTACTTCACGAGGACCAATGGCATGAGTTTAGACCCACAAACATTAGTTAAACTTGAAATTACGTTAAATGAAGTTGAAGGTATTCTGGCGGGGCTAGGTGAACTACCTACTAAGACTGGTGCTTTTGCGTTGTTGATGAAAATCCGCGCGCAAGCTGAAGCTCAGCTACCTAAAGAAGAACCTAAAGAAGAACCTAAAGAAGAACCAAAAGCTGAATAATGAACTACGAAACGCTGTATAACAATATACAAGCCTACGCCGAAAATACAGAGCAGCTATTTGTAGCTACTATTCCTGTGTTTATTCAGCAGGCTGAAGACCGTATATACAACAGCGTAAACTTGCCTTCACTGCGCAAGAACGTTACCGGCACGGTTACAGCGACCAATCCTTATTTAGCTCTTCCAGTTGATTGGCTAGCTAACTATTCTCTGGCGGTTATTGATGGTAGCGGTAACTACACGTATCTTTTAAACAAAGACGTTAACTTCATGCGTGAAGCGTTCCCAAACCCAACAGCTACCGGGTTGCCTAAGTATTACGCTTTATTTGGTAGTCAGCTATCTAATTTGGAAGACTTAACCTATATTTTAGGCCCCACCCCAGATCAAAACTACACAATGGAAATGCATTATTTTTATTATCCGCCAACAATCGTTCAAGGGCAGATTACTACTGTGGGTTCTTTGACAGGTGGATCGTTGTATACCAATGGCGTATACCAAAACGTATCTTTGACTGGAGGTTCAGGTGCTAATGCAACTGCTGATATCGTTATTACCGGCGGCGCCGTCACATCCTGTAGCATTACTTTTGGCGGTAACTTTTATGTCGTGGGCGATATTCTTTCTTGCTCTTCCCTTGGCAGTACTGGCAGTGGCTTTTCTGTCACAGTAAGTGCCGTATCTAATGCCACAGGACGTAGCTGGTTAGGTGATAACTATGACCCCGTAATACTTTATGGTGCAATGCGGGAAGCTATGATTTTCATGAAAGGCGAAGCCGATATGGTTAAGTACTATGAAGATAAGTACCAAGAGTCCATGATGCAGCTTAAACGTCTTTCTGATGGCCTTGAGCGTGGTGATTTCTATCGCGATGGCCAGCTCAAAATGAATGTTGGCGGTAGAGGCTCCTAATGTCTAATATTGTTCAGGGGCAGACTACGGTTTTTAAGGTAAATCTTTTATCAGGGCTAGAGAACTTTGCCGCCGGGACATCTTACACGTACAAATTAGCCCTTTATACAGGCAACGCAATACTTAATGACGCCACAACAGCCTACACAACAACCAATGAAATATCTGGTTCAGGATACACCGCGGGCGGCAAACCCCTAACAATTACCCAAGTGCCTGTGGGTGACACAAATTCAAACACCGCCTACATATCTTTTGCCCCAGTAGTTTGGGCAGGAGCTAGCTTTACCGCTAGATGTGCCTTAATATATAATGGTACAACTGGTGCAGCGGTAGCGGTTTTGGATTTTGGTTCGGATAAAACGAACACATCGGCAGGTACTTTTACCGTAACATTCCCAACCCCCACGGCGACAAACGCCATTATTAGAATTTCATAGGAGCTTTTATGCAAAAAGAATTAGCAAGCTGTGGAGACCACGCAGAAATCAGTCTGCAGGCTGGCGCCACACAAAACGAAACCGTAGGTATTGAAGGCGCATACCATGTTGAGTGCCGTGATGCACAAGGCAATTTAAAATGGACTGAAGAGTTCCCTAACTTAGTTAATGCTGTTGGTAAACAACTGATGTTAGATACTTTGTTGCGTACTTCTGGTACATATACAACTAACGGCCCATTCTTAGGTTTGATTGGTACAACTAGCCCAACGTTTGGTACTGGTTCTGATACCATGACTTCCCATTCTGGTTGGACTGAGTTTATTAACTACACAGTTGGTGGTTCTGCGGTTCGTGGTACAGCGGTATTTGCTGCTTCTACTTCTACAGGTAGCACTCCAGCTAACGTAACAACTTCTACAGCTACTGCTATTACTTACACCATTACTGGTGCAGGCGGTAACGTAACAGGCTGTTTCTTATGTACTGGTTCAGGCGCCTCTTCAACTCAAAACAATACTGGCGGCGTGTTATATAGCGCTGGTGCTTTTGGTACTGCAAAAACTACTACCGCTGGCGACACTGTTTCGGTTACTTATAGCACAACTGCAACATCTTAAGTTAGGAGCCTTGTATGGCTTTGGTAGTTTACGATAGAGTCCAAGAGACTACAGCTACCACCGGAACAGGGACGATAACCCTAGGTGGGGCTGTATCTGGTTATCAATCTTTTGCTGTTGTAGGTAACGGCAACACTACTTTTTACTGCATCCTTAATGGTACTGCGTGGGAAGTAGGTATTGGCACGTACTCTACTACGGGTCCTACTTTAGCTAGAACTACGATTCTTTCTAATTCGCTTGGTACTACAGCGCCTATTAACTTATCTGGCGCATCAAACGTATTTCTTACATATCCAGCAGAAAAGTCTGTAAATAAAGACTCAAGCGGTACTGTAAACATACTTACCAACGTACCAAATACTTCTACAACAGTTGGTACATTAAACGTAGGGGATGGCACATATAATTTTGCCCAGCTAGGACAACTCGCAACTTTTGCTTCGTCTGAGCCAATTGTTAATGGGGTGATGATACAAAACACAAGCTCAAGCAATACTGCCTATAGCTCTGTTCAAATAGGTGCCGATAACTACAATAATGGTTATTTTATTGAACTCGGCACAAACAGTTCAACCTATAGTTATTCTGCTGCTGGTTATCCTAATAGCTCTATTAATCAACCAAACGTTAACTATATCCTAGCTAATAAAGCTGATTTAGGTATTGCTACTTGGGATAATAAAAACATTCATTTTATACAAAATGCGTCTGTAGCTACAACAGATTCAATGACGTTGTATGCTAGTGGCGGTGTATCATTAGGCGGCAACCCAGACCCCGGTCTTGGTACTTTGTACGCTAATAACGTATATATTGGATTTACTACAGTTACGGCTGCTGCAGGCACTACAGTATTAACTAACTCTTCTTCGGGCTGGATACAAGTAGTTGGAACAACAACCCAAACAATTCAGCTTCCTGTTGCTACAACGCTTTATAAAGGTTTAGCATACACAGTTGCAAATAATAGTACGGGCGCAGTTACTATTAAAGATAGTGCAGGTACTACACTTGATACAACCGTTACTGGTGGCACATCTATTTTGGTTTTAACGGCTAATAGCACTTCTGCAGGTACTTGGGTTGCTTATAGCTATATACCATCTTCTTATGACTTTAGTAATACCACTGCAAACTTTGGTAACGCTACAATTACTAATGCTGTTTGGAATGGTACAACGATTGGCACAGGTTATGGCGGCACGGGTTTAACTACCTTTACTGCAGCTAATAACGCAATATATTCAACGTCCTCTAGCGCTTTAACTGCGGGTACTTTGCCCGTTGCTGCTGGCGGTACTGGAGCTACAACTTTAACTGGATACGTATACGGTAACGGCACGTCAGCAATGACTGCTTCTACTACAATCCCAACTTCAGCATTGTCTGGCAATTTTGTAAGTACATTTAGTGCCGGTACAACAGGTTTAACTCCTTCTACAGCTACTACGGGCGCAGTTACTCTTGCGGGTACTTTGGGTATTGGTAATGGTGGTACAGGTATTACTTTTTTTGGTACTGGTGTTCAAACTGCTTTAGGTTCAGCCGTTACTGGCTCTGGCGGTATTGTTTTAGCTACAAGCCCAACTTTAGTAACCCCAGCATTGGGTACACCATCATCAGGAAACTTTAGTACCGGTACATTTACTTGGCCTACATTTAATCAAAGCACAACTGGTTCTGCTGGCTCTGTAGCTAACGCTGTAACATTTAATAATGGCGGTACAGGCGCAGCTTCTGGTACTACTTATAACGGTTCTGCAGCTCAGACTATTTCATATAACACTGTTGGTGCAGCCCCTGCGGGCGGTAGTACAAGTATTACATCTTTAGGTACTGTTACTGCTGGCACATGGAACGCAAACGTTATTTCTGCTACTTACGGCGGTACAGGTGTTGCTGGTACATTGACTGGCGTTTCTTACATGAATGGTACGTCTGCGCATACTGCAGCTACTGGCACTCAGATTTCTTCTGCTTTAGGTTCAACAGCAATTTCAGGTCAAGCAGGTTCTGTAGCTAACTCTTTAACTATTAACAATAGCGGTACTGGCTCTGCTTCTGGAACAACTTACAACGGTTCTGCGGCACAAACTATTTCTTATAACAGTATCGGCGCTTCTCCACTTGCTGGTTCTTCTAGTCTTACGACTACTGGTACGATTACTTCTGGCACTTGGAATGGCAGTGCAGTGGGTGTTGCTTACGGCGGTACAGGTTCAACAACTTTAACTGCTAATAACGTTTTGCTTGGTAATGGCACATCTGCATTACAAGTTGTAGCTCCCGGAACTTCTGGTAACGTTCTTACTTCTAACGGAACCACTTGGGTTTCTACAGCAGCTTCAAGTAGCAATCCAACAATTACTCCAACTGTAACTAATACCACTTACTACATTACTGGAACACCAAATACTTCTGGTTCATTAGCAACCGCTTATATTTCAAGCACTAACGGGGTTTCCTATAATGCGTCTACAGGAGCATTAACAGCAACTTCATTCTCAGGCGCTGGTACAGGACTGACTGGTACGGCTTCTAGTTTGTCTATTGGCGGAAACGCTGCTACTGCTACTACAGCAACTACAGCTACTACTGCTAACGCTTTAAATACATCAAATACTTATCAAGTAGCAAAGTTGGGAATAGGTAAATCACCTAGTAATTTGTTAGATATTTTAGGGCCAAGTAGCGCAGGAAATAATGGCGCTGTAATTACTGCTTATCAAGCATCTTTCCAAGTTTTAAATAACGCTCAAACACAAAATTGGTATTTTGGTGTAAATGATGCAGCAAGCAATGCGTTGTATATTGGACGTGGTTATGGCCCAAATCAAGCAATTACTCCATCTTTACAATTTTCTACTGGTGATATAGCAACATTTTCTTCAAATGTTATTTCAAATGGTGGATTTCAAGCAAATTCTTCTGCACCATTTTTCTTAAATGCTACAACTGTTTCAGCAAGCTACACTATTCCAAGTGGGTACAATGCTTCTTCTGCGGGTAAGGTTACAATTAATACGGGTGTTACGGTTACTGTTTCTACTGGCTCTCGCTGGGTTGTTGTGTAATGTTTGGTTTAAGTACCTTTGCTCAAACACCGTTTGCTGCTTTGGGTGGAGGCAATCAGTATGCGTTGTCTATTACAGAAGCGCTAACTTCAGCCGATTCTAATACGCAACTTTTTGCATTTTTACAATCTATAACCGAACCCGTCACTATGACGGATGACAACTCAGAAGCAGGTAGTATTTTCCTTGAGTCTATTGTTGAAGGACTTACTTTTGCTGATTCTAGTACGCAGTTGTCTACTTTTTTACAAAGTATTTTTGAACCATTAACCTCCGCAGAATCCGAATCAATTAGTGCTCAATTTGCTGTATCGCAAACAGAAAACTCAGGGTTAGCTGATTCTAGCGTACAGTATTTTGCCGCTCTAGAAAGCCGTTCAGAACCAATAGATTCAGTCCAAGATTCAAACTCTGTAACTGCAGCCCTTATCCAAAACATTGCCGAGCCAATTCAATCTAATGATGTTCGGTCTATCCTAGCCCAGTTTGCTGTATCTGACACTGAATCTATGACTATGGCCGATGTTGATGCTATTGCTGCCCAGTTTGCCTCTAGTATTTCCGAACCTTTGACTATGGCTGAAGCTGAGTCTATTGCAGCTGGGTTTGCATCTAGTATTACCGAACCCATTACATCCGCAGATTCAAATACTCAACAAAGTGTTTTCTTACAAGCAATTACGGAAAACCTTAATCTTGCTGATGCCAATACGGTTAAAGCTCAATTTTTAGTGGCGTTGTCAGAATTTATGACGGCAAACGACTTTAGTACTCAGCAATCTACCTTCCTACAAAGCATTACCGAGGCTACTACGGTAACAGACGTATTGGTTATAATTTCCGTCTTTTTTGCCTCAATCACTGAGGCTTTAACGTCTGCCGACGCAAATACAGCAAGTAAGGGTGTTTACTACGCTATTTCAGAAAGCATAGCTTCTGGCGATGCTAATGCAGTAAAATCAGCATTTTTACAAGCTATTACCGAAAATGTTTACTTATTAGACGTGCTAATCCAGCGGGGATGGATTAAAATAAACGACAATCAGACAGTAAATTGGGCTAATATTAACAACGCTGGTGGTGGTTCATGGTCGCAAGTTAATGATGTCCAAAATCCCGGTTGGACCCAAGTCAATGATTTCCAAGGATAAATTATGGCATCTTCATATACAACTAGTTTAAAAATACAGGAAATTGGCAACGGCGAACAGTCCGGTATCTGGGGTAGTACAACCAATACAAACTGGATGCTAATTGAACAGGCGGTAGCTGGAGTTCAAACTATTACAATGTCCAACGCCAACTATACGTTGACAAACCTTAACGGTGTTTTGGACGAAGCCCGCAACATGGTACTTGTTGTGCAAGGCACAAATTCTGGGGTATATCAAGTTATTGCCCCCCTAAATCAACCTAAAATGTACGTGGTGTACAACAACACCACAGGCGGTTACGCTATTACTATTGGAGCTGCTAGCGGTTCTGTAATTTCTATCCCTAACGGCGTTACTGCCCAAGTCTATACAGATGGTACAAATTTCTATTCAGCTCAGACTGGCTCCGCTGGCAACTTTACTGTTAACGGCACTTTAACTGCTTCTGGCATATCTGATTTAGGAACCCTAAGCGCAACAACTATTACCGCTTCAACCCAATTTAGCGGTCCAGGTACGGGTTTAACTGGCACAGCATCTGGGCTAACTGTGGGTAACGCTACAAACGCCACTACAGCCACCACGGCAACTAACCTAGCTAATGGCTCCGCCAACCAAATTCACTACCAAACTGCAGCTAATACGTCTTCTTTTATTACAGCCCCTTCTATTGCTGGTACTGGGTTAATTTGGAATGGTTCTAGCTTTGTTTGGACTAACCCAACTGCTACTGTAGGCAGCGGTTGCGTCTATGAGAATGGACAGACTATCACTTCTAACTATACAATGACATCTGGTAATAATGGCGTTACAGCCGGTCCGGTAACTTTGGCTACAGGTGTTACTGTTACAATACCAACTGGCTCACGCTGGGTAATCGTTTAAGGAAAAATTATGGCAGGCACACTAGTCGCAAACACAATTAACACCGATACAGGTGTATTTAGCACAGTTAATGCCTATGGTGGCATGGCTAAAGCAATCGTTTGGTGGGATGGTTATAACTCGCCAAATAACACAATTTATATGTCTTACAATGTTAGTTCTGTAACATATAACGGAACTGGTAACTGGACTGTAAACTTTACAAATTCTTTTTCAGATGCTTATTATGTAAGTCTTGGCGGATGTGCCAAATCTGATAGTGGTAATGACGGTGGTGAATCTATTCAAATGGGCGGTTATCAAGGTGGTTTGCAAACTGCTTCTTCATGCCCAGTACGAAGCACCTATCTAAATGGCACGGCAAGAAATACACAATGCTGGGCAGCATTTTTCCATAATTAAAGGATAAATCATGGCAGGAACAATAGTCGCAGATACAATTCAAGATGGTGCTGGTAATAGCACAGCAATGGATAATGCCATTTATGGTAGTGCAAAGGCTTGGGTAAATTATAATGGAAGCACAGCAACAATTTTAGCTTCATACAATGTAAGTTCAATTACTGTTAGTTCTACTGGTAAATATGTTGTGAACTTTACTAATGCTTTTTCTGATGCTAATTATGCCGTTGTAGCAACTGGTGGAAATAATACTGGTGGAAATCAAGTTGCTGTTTTTGCACCTGCTAATGGTGTAGGTGCTTTAACTACTGGATTTTCTCTTGAAGTTTATAGTGCTTCATCTTCTGGTGATGTAAATCCTGTAAGACTTGGCGTAGCAGTATTTAGATAATTTAAAGGAAAAATAATGTCACAAGTAATAATTTATCAAAACTCAAATGGCGGTGTATCTGTCTGTGTCCCTACAGGCGAATTGCCAATTAACGAAGTTTTAGCAAAAGATTGCCCTGCTGGTGCAATCATTGTGGATGATTCCACGCTACCTCAGGGTGCTGATTCCGTTTTTTTTGACGCATGGAAGCTAAACGGAACTACTGTTACTGTAGATTTCCCAACAGCCCAAGCCCACAAACTGCGTGATTTTAATGCTGCTGCGGTTCAAGTAGCTCAAAAGCGTCAATTAAACACATTAGCTGGTATTGCTAACGCTAAATCTGACGCTGACTTTGCTTCTGAACTAGCTACTAGCCGTGAAAGCATTGCATCTGCTACAACTACTGCTCAACTCGTTGCAATCGCTAATCCAGCCTAAGGAGGCGTTATGTCTTTAGTATTAGACGGAAGTAATGGAATAACATTCCCAAGTGGTAGCACTCAAAATGCTGCTTGTGCTGCTTGGGTAAGTTTTACTGGAACGACTGGAGCAATTAATGCTTCTTATAATATTGCATCGGTAACAAGAACTGGAACTGGTGCATACACTATCGTATTTACTAATGCTTTAACTGATGCCAATTATGCTGTTGTTGGAACAGGTCAAAGAGTATCTTCAGACGGAAACAATGGCGCATTAGTAGCACTCAATCACAGCAATAATCCAACTACAACCACTTTTTATCTTTCTACTATGGATAATGTTGCTAACCAACTTGACCAAAACAAAGTATCAGTAGCGGTGTTTAGATAATTATGGAACTGCAAGCACAAGTAGAAGCTAAAAAACAAGCTGCTAAAGATGCAAAGGCTTCTGCACTAGCTAAACTAACAGCATTAGGACTAACACAAGCTGAAGTAACAGCATTGATTGGGTAATACCCAATGAACAAAATAATCAATGACCTTCTTACTGGTAAAGATAATCAAACACACGATTTAGTGCGCTGGTCATTGTTGTATTCTATTTTGACGCTTACTGCTGGCTTAGTGTTTAATGCCGTGCATACTGGATTATTCGATATTGAAAAGTTTTATTTAGGTTCAGCAGCACTTGTCGGAGCCCATGGTTTTGGGTTAATGATGAAAAAAGGCACTGAGCCAGAGGAACAATAATGTGGAGTTTGTTTACAGGATTTTTTTCTAGCTATGGAACTGCAATCAAAGTTGGTCTACTTGTTGTACTTGTATGCGGCGTGTTTTTTGCTGGCTGGCATACTCGTGATAGGGACTTTACTGTATACAAACTTGAGCAACAAGCTATCGTCGAGAAACAACAAGCGGAAAACGCGTCAATCAAGAAACAACAAGAAATAGTTACTAAAGGAATCCAAGATGAATATGATGCGAAGCTTGCTATGTTGCGCCAGTATTATGCTAACGGGGTGCGCCAGTCAGGTACCAGTCCAATGTCCGGCATTTCCTCAACCTCCAAGCTCTCTGATGCAATCGCCGCCTACAATCAACTTGCTTCAGATTGCGCAGCCACAACCCTCCAAGCAGTAACGCTTCAGCAATGGATTACCGAGCAGTTGAGTATTAAATGAGTCCGCAGCAACTAGAAAAACTGGGTATAGGTGAAGAGTGGTTTAAGCCTTTAACTGATACATTTATTAAGTACAACATATCGACAACACAAAGACAAGCAGCTTTTATAGGACAGTGCCAACATGAGTCAAACAACTTCAGAACTTTGGAAGAGAACCTTCATTACTCTGCCGATGGACTTATGCGTACATGGCCCTCAAGATTTCCTAGTGCAGATGTGGCTGAACAATTTGCTAACAATCCAGAAAAAATCGCTAACAAAGTTTACTCGGGACGTTTGGGAAATACAGAAGAAGGCGATGGATGGGCTTTTCACGGACGCGGCATTATTCAGTTAACAGGTAGAGATTTATATACGGCATGCGGGGCGGCTTTAGGGGTTGATTTTATTGGTAATCCTGAGCTTTTAGTACAGCCAAAGTATGCGGCTTTAAGTGCGGGTTGGTTTTGGGGTAAGCGGGGGCTTAATAGTCTAGCAGATTCTAACAATATTGAAGAGATGACAAAACGCATAAATGGTGGAGTTCTTGGATTAGAAGATAGAATTAGTAAAATTAAAAC